CTCAAAGTGATCCTTATGAAAATTCTCAGCACGGGAGATAGCATCTTCCTCGTCTTGAGCAACCACCTTCAGATTACTCTCCCCATTACGCACTAAATGATAAGTATGATACTCTTTATTATCAAAAGTAAAATACCAATCTTCCTCTAGCTCTACAGCCTCCAAGAATCTATCAGTAATAGCAACAGAAATATTAAAATTATTAAGCTCGCCATGATCAAGTTTAACGGAGAGAAATTCCAGCAAATCAGGGTGAGTAATATTAAGTATACCCATAAGAGCCGTGCGCCTGTTTTTTCCTGCTCTGACATGTTCACCAACCTCATTAATCATTTGAAGAACGGAGACAGCACCTGGGGCTGAGTTCTTTACACTCCCTATGTGATCTCCCCTAGGACGAATCTTAGAAACATTAAAGCCTACTCCTCCACCCGCACAAGAAATTCGGTACATATCGTTAATAGTCTTTCCAATGGAATCAACACTATCCTCTGGAATAATAACATAGCAGTTAAGCAGATTATGATTCCCACGATTACGACCAGAGCCATAAATGATTCTACCCCCTGGGATAAAGTCTCCCGATCCCACCACATCGTAAAAAGATTTCTCAATTTTTTCCTTTTCATCGTCCCTCTCAGCAGAAGCAACTACTCTAGCTATAACTTTTGCGCGTTCGGCCCAAGTTTTTTCACCTGGGTATGCGTAGCGTGCTTCAAAAATTTCTTGACCAATTGAGTTGAGCTTGGCTAATGACATATTATTTCCTTTTTATTGTTGTACTACCTTTAGACTTGATTATAGAGATTCTACCCACAGAATCAAGATTAGATTTCAAATATTTATTGTGAGTAATAACAAAGATATCCTTACTTTTCTTAATTTCCTGTAAGAGGGAATAGAGGCTATCTACTCCCTTTTCGTCAAGATTCTCAGCTATCTCGTCTAAAAATAGTATATTAGAATCGAAAGAACTATTTAGGATGAATAAATCCTTTAGAGCCATAAGCACCGCAAGATTCACCCTCCTTTTTTCTCCTCCAGACAATGATATATACTGCGTCTGGGTGCCAGTAGCTGTTATCTTTTCGTTTAGTTCTTCATCAAAAGTTATAATGTAATGGTTGTCACAGAGATAGGATAAGTAATAATTAGATCTAGTATTAAAGTAGTCCAAAACATTCCGTATGATGTACTTAATGACCCCCTGTTCAGAGAAAGCTTTATCCCAAAATTTCATAATCTCATACATCACTTCTTGATGAGATCTCTTTTCCTCGGCATCCTCTATCGACTTTTCCAAGTCTTCTATAAACTCGTCATACTTTTCAGCATCCCTACACAAGCTCCTATATTCTTCTAACTCCATAAACTCTGTAGAAGAGATAGGGAGCGGTTGGAGCGTTAACGCTGCGCTAGTTAGGTGCCTTTCAACCTCCCTAATATTAGACTCGCAAACGCTGTGTTCGCGTTCTAGACCTTCCTTAGAAACTCTCGGCAGCACTTGATCACATTTATCACAAACAAATACTGCCCCATCCAACTTATCCTGAAGGTCTTCCTTCCTATCCTCTAAGCTCTCTAATTCTCTCCCATAACCAATACGGTTTTGTTCCTTTGCCCTCTCATCTGCTTCTGCTTTGAGTATGTCCTCTAAAGATAGGCTCAAAGCATACTCACTATACTCCTCTAGGTACTCTTCCTTAATCTCAACTACTTTTTTCTTTTTCTGTTCAACACTATCAATACTTCTTCTCTGTTCCTTGATGATAGCCAACAGAGCCTTAGCCTCTTGGTAGTACTGAGACTTCAAATGTTTTACAGATTTTCTGTTATCTAGGATATAGTCTAGATTCAGAAAATTATTGATAATATTTCGCTTGTCCTCTGGGGGTGCGTCAAGGAAGTGAAAACTATTGTGCTGTCCAAAGAATGAGGTACATAATAAACTCTTATAGTTACACCCTAATAGCTTTTCGATCTCCTCCTGTGTTCTTGCTATGGATTCCTTAGTTAAATTATTATCCCCTACAAACAACTCCAAGAAAGATGGCTTTTTCTGCCTTCTAATAACTATATTATCATTCAAGTGTAACTCAACAGAACACTTCCTCTTGTTCCTATGGTTTACTAGGGCTTCTTCATTACTCTTTCTAATGGTCTTACCTGTTAGCCCCCACATAAAAGCCTCTACTAAAGAGCTTTTCCCAGAACCATTAGAGCCTCCTGTGTCTTTATTAACTCCCTCAATCAGAGTAATCCCTTTATACTTTTCTAGATTTATCTCTAAGCTTTCTATAGAGTAAAAGTTTTTAATTATGGCTTTCTTTATTTTCATTAATTTGATCCAAGCCTTTCATCAACTGGTCCTTGTCTAACTCAACGGCAGAATTATCTACATACGCCTCTAAAACATCCCTAGTAAGATCGAAAAGACTTGTGGCGGGATCATAGTAATTCTCAATCTCCCCATCAAATATGGGTCTATACTTTACTTCCACACAATCAATAGGATACATTCCTAATAAATCCTGCGCTATAAGGTGGTTCTCCGTGTCTGATAGCTTATTCGCATGGACTTGCACCATCTTGAAGTAATCTGTATTGTTTAAATCCTCCGCTGCGTCCGCAATATCATCGTAATTAACGACTATATGCTTGGGACCATGTGTTACCTCTTTGTAAGTTACCTCATCATCCTCTATGATGGCATAAAAGTTGCCCTTCCCAGACTCATTGAAGTTAGTGGTGTAAGGAGTGCCCAAACAGGTGAGAGTTATCTTTTCTTCTTCCAGGTCAAGGGATCGCTCATGAAAATGGTGAATATGACCCAGCATACAAGAGTTCCGAAACTCACGAAGAGGAATAGTAAAATCACAATCACCAGCGGAATTAAGAGAGCCAGAAAACCCAAAGTGACCAAATACTCTATAGCCCTTTGGCACCCCTCTAAGAGCTTCAATAATGTGTTGTTCATTTTCATAGTGTGGAATATATACCCTTTTCAGGAGATGGTTAGTATCAGTATGTGTGATGATATCTACCGTTGGGGAGTCGAATACACTTAATGCAGTTACCCCATCATCTGCTTTAGTTTCACTATCATGATTTCCTCTCAGGATAGTAAACGGACACTCCGCTTGGTGCCTGTCAAGCAACCCCTTTAAGCCTAAAAGGACTGTAGGAGAGGGTCTTCTAGACATGAAAACATCCCCCATTATCACTATCTCATCAGGCTTCTCAGCCTTAAAGATCTTAGATAAACAAGCAGTTTGAGCATTTAACAAACCTCTGATCTTATCACTCAAATGCAGATCAGTAATTACCAATGTTTTCATAGTACGAATTGCCCTTCTTTGTTAAAAGTAATCAATTTCCCATCTCCAAAGGAAGTCCCTACTTCCATATCAATAGCGAGGGGAACATCCAAGTGAATATTAAATTTGTCCCTGATATAAGGATAATTAACTAACTCATCATAGATCAGAACTGCTAGAACTTCTAATTCTTCTGGGGGAGCTACTAACTCAATGCTATCATGGACAGTTGCAACTATCCTAGATTCCATTTTTAGTTCTTTCATCCTGTGGTACAGCCCTACCAAGGAGCCAAGGAGAATATCAGAGGCAGCACTCTGGATAGTAAAATTCAATCCCTGTCTTAGTGCCCTATTAACGACCTGACGATCCTTGCTGCCCACATCAGGTAAATTGCGCTTGCGACCGAAGATAGTATAAGCATAACCATTATCTTTGATAAACTCATTAATAAACTCCATATATTCAAAAATACCAGGATAGACATTCTGATAGTTTTTGATAATTTTCTCGGCTCTCCCCATAGGGATCCCCATAGTCTCTGCAAGATTAAAGGCACCTCCTCCGTAGACAATTAGGAAGGAAACAGTCTTGGCGATCTGTCTGTCGTTTTTAGTAATCTTATCTTTGTTGAAGAGGAGTTTTGCCGTATAGGTGTGGAGATCCTCACCATCAATAAAAGCGGTTTGCATCATCCCTTCTTTGGCTATGTGAGATAGGACGCGAAGCTCCATCGCAGAGTAATCTACCGTCAGAAAGGACCACCCTTGAGGGGCCGTGAAAATGGATCTGACATTACTTTTTGTTTCACGGGGCAGAGTATGGAATGAGACTCCCATCGCTTCCTGAGCGTTGTACGCAGCGCATGAGAGCCTTCCTGTGGCTGTACCGTCCAGACGGTAATCTACATACACTCTGTCCTCTTGATTATAATCAATAGCCTTAAGAGTTCCCTCAATATAAGTCTTTTTTATCTTCTCCGACTTACGCAAGTCCAAAAACCCTGTGAGGAATTTCTTAAGATCCTTTAGATTTTTGTTAGACTTATCCTTGAGAACAGACTTACAAATCTTCTTCCCCTCTTGTCTATATTGCCACTTACTCATCGAGTAGCTAATTCTTCATTCACATACTCTAATAGCAGTTTTAGAGTAGGTGCGGATACGGATGGAGCCCCTTTGGCAGTCTTGTCAGGAGGGTAGACTGCGAAGCTATCCTCCCTGGTGTATAAGATTTCAATTAAATCCCTATTAGAAGACAAGTTATCTCTCTTTAGAACTTCAGAAAAGACATATAACTGATCATTGTCCTCTATGTTCTTATCCTTTAGAGATTTCCCCACCTCATCTAATCTCTCCCTGTCTACCAACATTCCCTCATATTCAATCTCAGCAAAGATAGAGTTGGCCTCGGAAATAACTTCCGTAAGTAGGAGTAGCGTAGGCTTGCCTAATTTTTCCTCAATAAGATGGAAGAGTTTAAGCGTAAAATAGGAGTCCATCGCATTCCCCTCACAGCAATCCGATAGAGACATATTGGCCCAATCGAATATTTTGGGGTTATGGATGGTCAGCATGACTATATATAATAGGAGACAGCCCTATGGATTTTAAAGATAAACTGATATACATACTACTAGAAGCAGCAAAAGAAGGAGATGACGATATACATTCAGCCTTTACTGCTGAAGGTAAGACTACGGGTGCCGATGTATACGCTACTACGGGAAAATTAGCTCATTGGAGAGAAAAAGCCCGTCAAAACCCTAGAGCAAAACCAGGAGAAGAGGGATATACCAGAAAGATGTATCCTCGTAATGTTAATCCCGATTTTCCAGGGGAAGCGGCAGGGCAGCACAAAAGAGGAGAAAGAGTAGTTAGAAGAGTTATTAGAGCAGGGGAAAGGGTTCGCGCTCACAGAGACACAGAAAGAGAAGCAAGGGGGGATCGTGAAGGAATAGCCCATAAATCTATTCCCGCAGGATGGATTAGAAAAAGTGTTCCTCGCGTAGATGACAGGACTCCCAAGGGTAAATACTCAGACGACGATTTTAGAGCTTTGCCTGGGGGTGGTGAACTACCAGAATCGGAGTGGACAGAGGTTCGTGGAAAGCCAAAAAGTAAGTACGATAGCCCAGTAATGGGTTTTGATGACAGCGGAAAGTTCACCTACCCCAAGGGCAGAAAACAAGCAAGAGGGGCAGCAAGAGCAGGAGCCGAACAAGGGGCAGCCAAAGCGCGACGAAAGAAACAGCGTTAAAGACTCTCCAACTCCGTAGGGAAGTAGAGCTTCACCAAGTCCATCAAGCTCTTAGGTAGGTTCTCATCCAACATATGATGCATGATCTTAGTGTCCCACACATTCTTGGGATAGATCCCATGATTAATCAGGAACTTAAGATCAAACTTAGCGTTATGGAAGATCTTCTTGCTTGTGGGGCTCTCTAGTATCCTGCGTAACAACACCCACATACGGGCATAATGAGGTTCTCCCTTCTTGAAGGGACTGTCCTTATGGTCGCACGGGATTACAAAAGTTCCATCCTTATGAGAAATAGCAATTGTCTGTATACTATCCTTTTTGAAGTTGAGTCCTGTTGTTTCAATATCACATGCAATCTCTTCCTCATAATCCTTTAATTCCTCTTCTAGTTGTTCTACTTCTTCGATAGTTGTGAGGACTTTGTACGCAAAGTCCCCTCTGTCCGTTTTGCCCAGAATGTATTTTTCGTAGGCATTCCTAATGTCTGTTTGGAATAGTAGCTTGTGTCTTGGCTCCTTAATAACAGAATAAGGATGGAAAATAGGCACAACGACACAAGTATGTCCAGCAGTAGTAGTATATTCATAGGATCTCCCTCTCTTGTCTGTGATGCCACTCTTCTTGATTAGCATCTTCATAGCAAGATTACCACAAACAAACACCAATTTGGGTTGCACCCTGTCTACAGTAGCCTCTAAGTGAACCCTACAAATCTTCATGTTAGCGGGGGACATATCAGCTTCTTTTACGCTCGGACATTTCACAGCCGCAGATTTTCTGAAGCTGTACTGAAAGCTATCTACTATTACCTCTTCTTCCCCATCAGAGAAAGCGTGAATTTTACCAAACCTATATTTAAAGGAATCAGAAAGAAACAGAACATCACACGGGGCTAAATCATGGTGATCCATAACCGAGTGTAATGGCTTACTTTTCTGTAAAATGGAACAGCCATCGCATAAAGGATTATCAGAACTGGACTTACAGGAGGAATATAACGACTCTAGATTTTTCATATCTCTATAATAGAAAAGCTGATGGAATATTTAAACAACAAACAATTTGAAAAGACGATAAGGCTTTACCTGCTGGACAACAAAAAGTATGAAGATGAGCTTATCGGAATGTTTGATATCCTCATAACAAATATTCTAGACTCCTTCAATTTTAAGGTTGATCCAGAGGATGCGAAACAGGATTGCTTTTTATTGGTTCTCAAAACACTAAAGAACTTTACGCCAGATAAAGGAAGTGCTTTTAACTATTTCACTACAGTTATAGTTAATAACTGTAAATTGGTCTACACTAAGGATAAAAAGTATAGAGAAAAGATTGAAAAATATTCAATACTCAAGGGGAAGGATCCCCACCCCCAGTTCAGGAAATCTTAAACTTACTGTATATCTTCGGAAGATAATCTTCAATGACTACCTTGCCTTTAACTAGAGATACTAGACTTGGGACTTTAGTGGTATTAAAGATTACGAAGCTATGAGGCATATTAAAGCTGTCTACCGTATATAACTTCTGTCCAAACTTATCAGAATTTGAGTATCTTTTAGATATCTTATCTTGTAGCTCAGTACTATACTTATCCCATAAAGACAAGAACAAAATATGAATATCCTCTCCCGAATACTTCTGGTTCTTGAGAACTTTGTTTAAATCATTCTCTTTAACAAGAGGCAAAATATTGTACTTCATTAATCTTCGATAACTTCAATATTTTTGTCCAAAGCTTCTTCATGCGACTGGGGCAAAGCTCCTTGCATAGAGGAAGCAGCGTGACCCATATCTTGAAGAGCAGATGCATCAATGTCATCTTTATGCTCTTCCATGTAGTTCTGCATCTTCTGGAAAAGCTCCTCTTGGAACTTCTCCACACCCTTATAAAAGAGGGTGCGTACAAAATCGTCCACAGTTACATGGTCTGGGCGAAGCTCTGTCATAAAGTTGTTGAAAGCCTGTGTCTCTTCGGCTCCCATTTTAATTTGGATTTTCATTCTATTTCTACTCCTATCAGTAAGTTTAACATTCCATTCGTCAATACATAAAGTAAGCGCGTTGTCCATTGGTCACTATTATAGAGGGTAAGGGGTTATTTATGGAAGATAATTACGATTTAAAAGATATGAGAAAAAAGCCGCAGAGGAAGAATAGTAGGGCAAAGGGGCACGGGTTTGAACGACAGGTAGCGAAGCTGCTTAATGATAGACTCGACACTACCGAGTTTTCAAGAACTCCTGGTTCTGGGGCATTCGCCACAACACACACGCTACCCGATCACCTAAAAATTTATGGGGATTTAATCACACCTGAGAAATTTAGGTACTGTATAGAGTGTAAAAAAGGATACAATAACATAAATCTATATAGCTTATATAATAATAGCTCGGAGATCTGGGATTTTCTAGACCAATCTCGAAAAGATTCACAAAAATGCCAGAAAATCCCAATGATGCTACTCAAACAAGATAGAAAGGCCATATTGGCCTTTATTCCTACACATAAAGCAGAAGAAATAATAAAAGGACAAACCTATACGGCTGTTAGCAATAAAAGAGATAAGTATTCAAAGGGAGACAACTGGAATATCTATAAATTCGTAGATTTGTTAGACATGGAGGATAAAGTGTGGTTGGAGCAAGAAGAGGATCATACTAAGATCTTCTCAAAAAGCACAGACTGAGCATGAAGGAAAGCTTTTAAAATATCCTCATGGACTTTCCCCTTAAAGATATTATCGCAGCCCTTAGTCTTTAACCCAAACACAGAGGAATTACCCTTCCGTTCAAATTTGAGGCTCATATTTCCCCAGTCATTAGATACATCAGATCTGGTGAGAGGAATCTTTCCTTTAGCCATTTGAATTGCCTGTTTTTTCACACAGTCATCTTGATTATAAAGTTTTGACTTTCCACCTAGAAGATCCATCTCCATAGCGAAGGTACTATCCGCAGACATACCAGCGTACATGGATACACTAGCCAGCATAGTCCTGTACGCACTCATCCTTTCATCATCACCAGAACTAAGAATGTTTTGTTCAGCTTTTTGGAACAATAATCTCTCTACAAAGCTTGCCAATCTTACTGCCTCTCTACCATCTTCCTTGTCTCGTTCAAAATTTTTATTCAAGTAGTCCAAAAGAAACTTGTCACTTATGCTGGGGGCAGCATCGTTCTGTCTGATTAAATCCTGGACTACCTTAGCCACTTGAGTAGTAGGCATCCCTTTAATTTTTTCACTTCCCTTGATCCTATCTCCAACTTTTGCAATACCATCAAACTTCGTTATCATTGATCTATAAGATTCTCTTGAGGGTCCTTCTTTTGTGCCTATACCTAGACTTCTCTCATTCTGCTCGATAAACTCTATTACCCTCTCTTTATCCTGCCCTTTTTTATGCCACTTGTCATCACTAGGAGTTAGTAGTGTCCCCAGAGTATCTCTCATGCTGCGCGTTTGTCCCAGTCTAGTATCAGTCTCAGTAATATAAGTTTTTAAGCTAAGAGGAACGGTGTATACATCCCTATCCAAATCGTATTTAGTATCCAAGTGTCTGTATAATTTTTTAGATTTTAGCAACTCTCGCAAGGCAGAGTCCAACTTATCCCCCTCTAATCCCTCTAGTTTCTTTCCACCTTCAATCGTTAACAAATCCCTAAGAGACTTGGTATTTGCTTCCGCAATTCTCTCTCGTTTACCAGCGTCCTCTACCCCTAGGTCCTTCAATGCTCGTAAATAATCGTCTCTGTCTACCTTAGTTACGAAAACATCTGCTTTTTCTGACGGTCCTGTTTTCTGCCCTGCTTGGAATACAAAATCGGACTTTACTGTTTCGAAGAAGGGTAGTTCACTAGAAACTATTCTTTTGAATATAGTTTTTACGATCTCTTTTTCGTTTTTTCCTAATTTCTTTAGAGCGTCTACTGTCTGAATAATACCTTCCGTGTAATCATCTGAAAGAATCTCGCCCTTCTTGTCCCAATCTTTAACCTTAAATGCTTCAGACAGAACCCCCTCCGACTCCGCAAATAGTTTTGCCATACTCTCAGCCATTACATCTTTCTTGCGTTCCATCTCCTCCTTTAAAGTTTTAGCATCTACGGATCTTTTATCCTGATTATCATAATCTCTCAGCATCTCAGATATATCTAAAATTTGAGGAATAAATCCTACGATATGCTCTGCCTCGGTTCCTCTAAAGTTGCTGCACCATTTCGCGGACTTTAACTGTTCGGGAATTAGTTTCTTTTCAGGGACTTCGTATTGCTCGGGGGTCATCTGCTCTCCTTCAGGAAACTTTTTATTTCTCTCATCTACCCAATCTTGTATCTTTTTATTATAAATACGAGCTAACCCCACGCTCATCGTCTCTTGCTGCTTACTACGCTTAGTGGTAGTGTGATCAAAGGATATTCCATATCCATCAATCTCTCCTCGATTATATCTCACTTTATTATTAGTTGAATCTAGGATTACATTGGTGTGAACCCATCTAGCATCGTTGTCTGTAAAAGCTCCATCATCTCCGTTCAAAGCTTGTTGTAACTTGAGACACTTTTTAGCAAAGGTATGCATGGAATCTACACCTTCATGCTTATCTTCCCAGTTAGCTTGATCCCCTTTGAAGTCGCCTCCCTCCTGCCTAATTACATTAGCAACTTCTGTAACCTTTTCATTATTTACTTTAGACCATAAACTTTGTTGAGAATACGAGTCCAGATGATTTTTAGGATCCTTGACCCAGCCTGGAGCATCCGAGTCCTTTTTGGTAACTCTCCCTACATCCCCTGCAAACCCCGCTGTTATTAGATTGGGGATGGTAGTAGTACTCATCAATCTAATTTCTCTAGCTGTACTCTCTGAATGAAGCCTTTCCTCCTCCGTCCTTGCAGTATCACTATGGATAGGATCTTGTAATATATCTCTTCCACTACTTTTATATTGGTTTTGGAGGTTGGGGTTCTGAGCCTCTAACCTTCGTGCTATCTGTCCTTGAAGGATTTTCCACGCTTGCCCATCGAAAGTACCTCTCGTAGTAATGATAGCAAGTGGACCTTGATCTCCTTGAGCAGTATAAAAGGTCATTTCTTTACCTTCTGGTTCTTCTGCCGTAGGCTTTCCCTTGTGGGTATTTGCTGTGAGAACCCCCTTCAAAGCCTCAAGGTTGGGCTGGGGATCCCCCCTTTGCCATTCGGGTAGCCCTGTAAGACTCTGCATCTCCGTAGCGATAGGCTCCTTTAGATTTTCATTAGCATCTACTATAGCAGAGTAGGGCTTTAAACCTTCTAGTAGAACCCTGAGTTGCCTCTTTTTTAGAAGACTGTAGCTCTCTAGTAGTTGCTGATAATAGTTCATATCTTATTATAGAGAAAAAGCCCAGCCCAGTCTACATTTCTGGGCTGGGCTTAACCAGGATTTTTCAAGTTACTTTATCTTTCCGCACTCATAAAGTCGTAGCGGAAGGATGCTGTTAAGGTGTGGAAATCAGTTGGGGTAGCATAGTTATACTCCGCAGTCTTATAGGACTTAGGATATGCACCGTAGAGCGTTACTGAAGCCATCGGACTCAAATCCTCATCAAGTTGATGAATTTTCATATTAGTTTTAACATTACTTTCCATGTCACCAAATTCACCAGTAAGAGGGTCGTAAGTTCGTTGCATCCAAGAATACAATTCGGCTAATGCCATTTCACTTCCACCTAATGGGTTAGATTTAAGGTTATCAAAGGTAATTGTAACCTCTTCTGGGGTAGCCTTACCTGGGTAGTAGTATCTGTCGTTAACCCTGTGAACTTCAATGTCCTCAACAGTAAAACCAATTTCACTAACTTGTTTCGCTGCTACGGTAAGAAGCTTGGGAGGAACTGAAAGCCCTCCAGGAATAACAAACTCCACTTCGAACTGGTAGGGTCTGATTGAATCGAGGGCCGTCGAAAGCTTAGGCATTTCTCCCAGATCGCCTTTCGAAATGATGCGCCCATGATCAGTACTATTATAAAAAGTTGCCATATATTTCTCCTATTAGCTTAGAGATGCTCCCTGACTAGTCAGGTTAATTTCGAAGACAAGCATCTCCGCAGTCTTCGTGGGTTTGATATAAACCTTAGTCCAAAGTTCATTTCTATCAATTCTAAGAGGAGTGTTAGTAGTCTCATCACAAACCACTTTGTATTGAGTAATACCTCTCCTGTTCTTGATATCGTTTAACGCTGGGTTAAGGACTCCTGTGATGCGCTCCCAAGTGAAGGGATCGTTAGGTTCGAAAACAAACTCTCTCGTAGATTGCATGATGAGTTTGCGTAGATAGATCATCAATCTTCTCACATTAATTCTGTCCAAAGCACTCGGGGTTCTCTTAAGAGTTCTCTGTCCCCAGATCATGATCCCCTGTTGGGGCCAATTTTGAATCGGGTTAAGAGCATTTCCTCCACTATACATAGTGTCCCTGTCGCCTTGCGTCAGTTTTACTTCAAGTTCTGTAGGCTTAGTGAGTCTACCTCTAACGAAACCAGCGGGAGCAAACCACGGGTCTGCCACATTGTCGGTGTAGGTCATTTGCCTCAGAGCAAAGATTGCTGGATCGTACCACACATCCTTGCTATCGAATTGAGAGTAAACCTTCACCCAAGGCCAGAAAGAACAAGAGTACGAGTTGTTAATGGCTGCGGTTCTGTAAGCACTCTGACCATTCGACCAAGCGATAGCATCTTGCACAGTACCCACTCCGTAAGGAGCGGAGACAACGGACAAGAAGTTTTGGCTAGTCTCTGCCAGGGTAATGAGCGCATTCTGTACACTCTGCGTAGTGATCCCAGGGACACAAGCAAGAGAGACATTCAGAACATCATCGTCCAACGCTTGCATTCCTGTTTTAGGATCAACAGTAGCGTCTCCAATTAAAGCAGTTGCATTCTCCGCAGCAGTTCCAGTACCGTTGGTTCCACCAGCGAGACTTGTAGTGCCTTGAATAGGTTTATTAAATCTACCTAATCCAGCAGTTGTTGCGTCAGCAGCATTAATTGTTCTAAGACCACCTCCAATAATATTTTCTACAGCACCACCCCAAGTTCCTGAAACGCTAGTGAATCCTACCGAAGTAAATTGATCAGCAAATACTGATAACTTGGCTCCAGTAATGGAATTACTAGTATTTCCAGAAACAAAGTTGCCGATAACAAGATCAGACTTATTATTAGTTCCGAGATCCGTAGTGTTTAAAACATCAGTAACATATGACCCAGAGTTTACCAGAGCCATCTTGAAACTTTCATCGGCTACACCGTCTTCATTAATGGTAGTTAGCCAGTTTTGATTACCAAATTGGGAAATCTCTACCGAGTTTCCACTAGTAGTTCCATCTGTTCTCGTACCTAAGTTATATCCCGCTCCTGGGTAGAGTGATTGCACTAAATACCCTGCTTGAGGTTCAGACTCCCCTGCTGAATCAGCATTAGCATAAGTAGAACCATAACACTTAACAGAAGAACACCATTGATCGGTAAGATCGGGTTGACCATATAGACCACTAACAGGCTTAAGGGCACTAACCCCTGTAGTATAAGCGGCATTACTATAAGAAGTAACCTCTAAATAAGCCCCAGAACCAGCGAAGGGAGCAACAAGAAAGGGTGATCTCTTATAGCTCTCCTCAAAGAAAGCCCCAATCTTACCACTATCGAGTTCACCACCAAAGACTTTCTTAAAAGCAATTAGCTCTCCTTCTGATTCCTTAACACTAGTTGCAACTCCATCCGTTAAAGAGGAGGTAATAGCATACTCTTTATCAGAAGTAAAGAGTTTATTGCCAGCATTGTCGTAACCATTTACTTTAAAGTATATGCTGGGGCCACTACAACCATATCCTGCAACTCCACCATCTTCTCCGAAGTGAGCGTTAGAACCAGATACTGCGATAGCAGGGCAAGTTCCAAAAGAGACACAGGCTGAAGCATCGGTAGCACTAGCAGAGTGAACTGCTCTAACGAAGTACATGGATGTAGTAGTTTCGAGGATCTCAACAGCCCCTTCTAATCCTTGTCCTTGAATATCTTCTGATGGTTTACCAAAAGTTCTCACCAATTGAGCGGGAGATGTGATTAGGGTAGCTTTGTTAACAGGTCCCTTACTCGCAAAACCAACTAATCCAACAACAGAAGAATTAATGGAGGCTGCGTATTGGGATAGGTCCTTTTCTAGGACATAGACACCAGGGCTTACATATGACGGCATAATTTATTCCTCTTAGACTGCATTTGAAACGCGCAGGATGCGGCGTTTTGCTAAAGTGTGGATTTGTTCTGTGAGATAGGTGGCAGGAACAACAATTGTTTCCTGTGGCTTTAACCAGTAAACCTCGGGTCCTTTATCAGTCTTAAAGTAAACTTCAAAACTCTGAATGGCTGTATTTGTGATAGACTTCATAGATTTAATCCTCATTATATCTAGGCCAGCGGGGGTATAAAAAAGTAAGATTTTTCATAAATTAACATTCGTTGATCAATTTAGTTAATTCTAATTCAGTATTGAAGGTTTCAATCTTTCCAGTAGAGGTTAATAAGAATTGGGGAGAAGGAATATAGGTCTGAAGTTTGAAGCTATACGATCTTCGTAGGACCCTATCCTCTTTATCTCCTAGATCCACACTAGACTGGTCCGTTTCCTGTACTAGAAAACCTTGAGAGTATTTGTTATATGAAGTAACAATCCTAATAGAGGGGTGAAACTTTAAGTGCATCTGTTCACTCATCTGATCTATATCTGATTTATATTTACTCCACACATTAACATCATACAGTAAGTTAACTGCCTTGGGGGCGAGACTAAACACCCTGAATGCTCTCTGCCTAGACTCACTCCAAACTTTTGTGTTGAGAACTATCTGTCTAGGTCTTCTTCTATTCTCGTCTTCCTCAGACGAGGTTTGGACAATAGAGATAATGGGTAAGATTATATTGTTGTCTTGCTTCAGTTTGGCTATGGTTCGCTCAGGATTACCATGAATACATCTAATGTTTATAGTTCCATCGTCTGCATTGATATACTTAAGGCCAGAAAACATCTCCTTTACAGCCTTCAGAGATTCCCTATAAATAAAGGAAATATTCTCTTGCTGATTAAAGGAAGCCTCCATTATAGACTTCAAAATAGATAAAGAGGATCTTCCGCGAGTAGGAGTAGAGGAAGAAACATCTGTTTCTATTATTACGGGTTTTCCGCTATCATTATATCCCATTATTTATTCCTCATACACGGGACCACCGCGCTCATTAGACACTTTAAGCAGAGGTTGGTCCTGAATAGTCTCTGTGTCACGCAGGAGTTTAGCAGTACAAGATAAATGGAACACTCCATACACTTCAAAGCTGTCTTCCTGTACCTCAAATATTTCATACTTCTGATTTTGGAATTTCGGCATAACCACATCCCCAGGATGAGGTCTGCGAGTTAGTCTTCTCTCGATATAGTCTTTGTTAAATACGAATACCTGATCGTTTTGAAGCTCAATACCAAACTGGGTGAGGTTTTCCTCTAAAGCTCTCGGTTCGTAATGACCATAAACTATTACAGGTTCGCTGGCTATGGGCTTGTTCCTTTGCTCCATGTAAACCTCATCGAAGTCCTCGTCTACTTGGTGGTACTTGTAGTACATAAGTTTAGAGCCAGCTAGACGAATGATTTCATCATCAACCAGATTAAAAAGATTAATATCAGGATTAGTAGGATCAAATAAGTTAAGTTCGCTTTCGATATCCTCATCTACATCTAAGAATGAGTAATCATTTGCTTGGAAGTTCTTCTTTTTCATTTTTTAGGTTTCTGATTCTGTGCTGACTGTGCTTTCAAGAATACTTTTCTAGCTTGTCTACCCCTTCTAGGGGCTACAGCTAAGTTTTTAGCTACCTGCCTCCCTTTTCCTGTCTTGGTGCTTCTCCAGGCTGCGGTGAGGTGAGACATCTTTTCAATGAACCTATGCGGTTGGGTCCTCGTTAGAGTAGCGAAGGCAGGGAGAGGACGGTAAGTATCGGATCCAGTAAGTCCCCCTACTTTTTTTAGAGTTCTTAAGTGGGCCGTAGGCTGCCCCCCTATTCCTGGTCTTTTAACTAATTTTGCTGGCTGATCGCCCGTTCTTGTTCGCTCGTCTCTTTCATATAGCACACTATCAGCTAATCGTCTCGCTAATTTTCTAGCAGTACTAGGAGGTCGCCACTCTTTCCTTGCTGAACTGGGTTTGTTCATAGCTTTAATCCAAATAATCTTCTGTGCTGCGGAGAGTCCTTTGGTAAGCTTAGGGATATCGTACAGTTTGGGGAACATCTCTTCCTTAGTAGCCTCATCCACATCATCAGGTTCCTCTGTGCCATAAACTTTATCCTGGCAGTTCTGGCACATTCCACTTATTCCATGCTCCTTCTCGGATAGTGCGTCTGTAAACTCCCCCTTACCTCCTCCACAAGTCGCACACTTCCCCTTACTCACATTTTCTTTTTCCTTTTTGAATTTAGGTAGTTTGAAAACGGGTCTATTTTTATCAGGTCCCTCAGGAGATTTGCGAATTTCATAGAGATCGGGATTCATTGGCACCGTGGGATCAGGGAAGATAGGAGGAGCATCACTATGGGTTGCTCGTTGTAGTCTAGCCTTCTGTCTTTTCCTAAAGGCTTGCACGATGGGATCTCTGGGAGTACGGGGGTTGAGAGGAGTTTGAGCTTCATTAGTCTCGTCTGGTTCTCTGCGTGGTAGAGTCCCTCTCGGCTGATCAGGTCTATCCCGTCTAAGTTTTTCAACGGTAGCCCCACCTGTTTGCTCCGCACCTCTATACAACTGTCTGGACAGCCTGTTTGCAGCACTTCTAGAGATATCCCCTCCCCCCTGCTCTGTACTAGCACCAACAGCCGCTTTATCCACTTCCTTATCATGGTCTGGATGTCCCCTCCAAGTTTTAGACGCCCGATTTATTGCATCCCTAACGCCACCGTGCGTTACATCAATATGTGTATTACCACTTTGATGAAGTCTAGTTTGTGATTGACCAGCCACCGTCTTATCAAATTTTGCTTTCGCTTTTGCGTCTCGCGCATCTCGGGCATTTTTTGCGTCGATTGAGGCTTGATGCTCAGGAGTTCTTGTCTTACGCTTTTTTCTTTTTTTACCCTTCGCTTCGTTAATATCTCTCATTTGGCTTCCTTCTTTTTAGACTGTATTAGTTGATCTTGCTGTTGTATCTGCATATAGAAGGATTGTTCCCACTTTCTTACAAGCTCCTGAATTGAGGAGTCTTTATAGTACTTTGCATTATCGTTGGTATTCCCTACACACATATATTCTCCTAATAAGTACTGAATCTCGGAGGTTCTTCAATCTCTGATAAGAGAGATTCTTCTAACTCCTTTTTCTCAGACGCTGATGCGCTACTTAGAGCTTGACCATTTAAGTTAGCCCCTCCCCCTGGAGAAGGTAAAGATTGATACTTACCTCTGATCTCCCCTAAGATACCCTTAGCACAGGCCAGAGCATACTTTTGAATAAAGTTTTTATACGCAGGATGCATAGTTCCTGAATCCAATGCCCTGTATTCAATGATAACAACTTGATCTCCGAGAACAGGCATAGGGTAAACCTGGATATACTGGTTATTAACTACATCAAATGATCCCTCTTGACCCAGTACTTTCCTGATCATCTCCATGTGGCTTTGAAGAATATAAAAATCACTCACACTAAAATCTGAAAAGAGAAAGTTGTCTTGAAAATATTTAATGAAAAAGTCAAATTCCAATGTACCAGCTTGTCCCTGAATGCTTAATAGAGTTTTCTTATACGCACAGTAGGTCAGGTTATCTAGAATATACCTAGGAAGTTCATACAAATTGGCATTAGCAGTAGTATTAAACGAACAAAACTGCGTAGTCCACATAGGAGCATGATAAAATAGTTTAGTTACAGCCTCATCTATGCACGATTTAATCTGGAATGGGGTTAGCTCCACCCTGACTACGGGGTGCCCTAACCTCGCAAGTATAAAGTCTTTAACAGTCTGCTCATAGAAAGAAAATTCTTCCAGGTTTCCCATTGTAGAATCATTTAGACTAGAGGTGATTATCTCGCCTCTAGTTTCTGATTCATAAATTCCTTGCCCGTACACCTTAGTAGCAAAGGAGTTACCGTAATGATTAACCTTCGGTCTTATCGCTGCCATCTAAATTTTCCTCTTCGGGAACTGCTAAGTCAGCAGCCTTCTTTACAACCACCTTTTTCTCCTTCTTAGCTCTTGTCTTATACTTTCTACGAGGGGGAGCAATACTATCTGATAAATTTAGGGCTGCTTGGGGGTCTAGCTTCTCTAGAAATCCATAATTAAGAACTTCAGAAGACGAAAAAACCTCATTGGGCAACACTTCTTTAACCATATTCTCTAGTTGAATAAGCATTTTGAATTTAGAGTTGTTCTTGTATCTCATAATAAACCTCTCACTATATATAGCCTAAAAGAAAAGGGTTAGGAGTAAAAACTCCTAACCCTTTGTTTTTCCAACCTAAAGGTTACTAGCCGATAGTGTTGTCACCCGTGCCGAACCTATCGAACGGAGTGAAGAGGTAGTTGGCAGTAGGCCCAACAACTCTAATAATCCGATAGAATCTAGCCGCTGGCTCGATAGCAAGCTTACCGTATCTAGTCAGGATCCCCTTCCTGGGTTGGAAGGTATCGGGATCGTAGATAGTAGGAAGCTGCTGGAGCGGAATGTATGGGCAATAAACATACCCTGCATCCATAGGACCAGAACCCTTGTAACCCATCATAATCTCGTCTTGAGGATACAGCGGGTCAACATAGAGGTCATACTTGCCAGCAAACTTACCCTTATAAAGGATTTTGTTAGCAGTATTAGTGGTCGGACCCATATCAGAAGGCAGACCACCCTCAAGTTTCGACGCACTTTCAAGGAGCGAAGCCATGAGAGGTGAAGTGAGAATCCAGTTACCAGGACCACGATGCGTACTAGTGTAAATGTCTTGCGAAGCTAAGTTAAGCGTAGCAAGCAAGTTAGCATACACATGACCGACATGCTGTGGAGCAAACGGTAAGGCAGAGCTTGAGAAGTCGATAACAAAGACATTCGCAAGCGTACCAGAGACTGGACCAGAACCGAAACGGTTGCTAGTAAAGTCGTACAGGTACTGCGCTGGCGTAAAGCCCGTGCCATCATCCATGAACTGGTTAGAGTTCGGCTGATCAAGCATGGCTCTGTTGAAACCCCCGACAGGGTAGGTTTCGTCCTTAATATCGTAAGCAAGCATTCGAACATCTTCGATAAGCTCACGGTCGATTTCAAGACGAAGTTCCTTACCAAGCATGTCAGTAAGTTCCTTCTCAAGATCCAGGTTATGGTAAGCCTTGAGATCCTGTTGAGCTTCAAGCGTCCAGAGGGCTCTCATCTTACGAGTACGAGCGGCAACTGGCTGTTGCTCAATATGCAGGTTCATCTCAGGGATGCCAGTACCAGCAAGATGCTCACCAGAGGAGACATCAATGCCGTAGATCTTCGAGGTATCAGGCCAAGAAGCGATCTGACCACCGATAGTAGTGTCAGGCATACCTTTCGCAGTAGCCCCACCAGCATTACCAGTACCAGAAAGCATCGAGCTAACAGTTACGCCAGCCGCGCCTCCACCACAAACATCAAGATCCCAGTTTCCACCACTAAAGATAGCGGAGGCAACTAAGTTGCGGTAAGTGAGGTTCCACTTACTATAGATGTTCTGCTCTGTCTCACCCGATTGACGGGAAGTACCCATATAGAACACTTGAGAAACAGGACCCTGCATAGGTTGGACAGAAATGATATTATTGGCAATCAACTCGGGCCAAACCCGACGAACGAGAGGGAAAGCAAACTTCTGAAAAGTTCCTAGCTTACCAACCGTAGTAGTGCCAGCAGAGTTAGCTTCATCAATT